AAGACACTAAAGATCCAACACCAAGACCATCGGATGAGAGTATAAAATCTGGTTCTATTAATACTGGATTTAGAGACCCAAATAACAAATATCCACTATTAGCTTATATTGGTGAACCAGATACAAATAGATTAGCTCGTGGTATTATTGATGGTACTGTTGTTAATAAAAAAGATGTGATTCGTAAATTAACTGTTCCGAAAGCACTTGACCTAGGATCTTGGGATCAACCATTATCAACATATGGCGCACAGTATCCATACAATAAAGTTCTTGAGACTGAGTCTGGGCATATTCAAGAGTTTGATGATACCCCAGGATATGAAAGAATTCATACTTATCACCGCTCTGGTACATTCACTGAAATTGATCCTACTGGAACGCAAGTTAATTATATTGTTGGTGATAATTTTATCATCATGGAAAGAAATGGTTGCGTCAGCGTAGATGGTGAATTAAATATTACTGTAGAAGGTAATACAAACATTTATGCAAGAACAGATGCGAATATTCATGTTGAAAATAATGCAACAGTGAGAGTTGGTACTAATGCTGATATTGGTATTGCTGGTGATTTAACATTAGCAGTTGGTAATGATATGAAGGTTAAAGTTGTGGGTGCTTTAAGTATTGATGCTGGTAGTGTCAATGTTAAATCTCAAGCAGCATTTAATATGCAAGCAGTTTCTGCGTTAAGTCTTAAAGGATCTACAGTTAATGTACAATCCGAAGGTGCTGCGAATTATCTTTCTGGCGGAAAAACCAGTATGGATTATTCTGAGGGGCAATTTGGTAATGGAGCAGCTGCAGCTACAGCTGTAGAAAATGTTGCATTAACTCCACCAGCAAAAGGTTCTCCGTTTAATGCAGTTGTTCCTTATACTGTTCCACCACAAAGACAATTTGAAGATAAAGCAGTAGTTGAAACACCTGATATTGCAGAAACACCAGAAGGTAGAGCAGCAACACATCAAACCGCTAGAACTGAAGGTGTTGTTAATGCTCCTCCACCGCTTGGAGTAGATGCCACTCCAATAACTAAACCATCTGCAAACGCTAAAGAAGTTCCTGTAGACTGCAAAATTATTTACGGTACTACAAACTTTACTGATGACTTCCGTCTATCGAAAAACTTTACTCTTGGTATGCTAATCGATGGTGGTACAACTGGCAACCATAAATTAGTTGATCAAATGTTAAGAGAAACTAAGGACGGACCAGAAAGATTATACAAAGTTCAAGAAATTATTTGTAATATGGCTATGCTTGCTCAGAATGTATTGGAACCTGCGCTTGATGTTCTTCCAGGTGGTATTGGTGGGTATAAAAAACAATGGAAGATTAATTCTGGATATCGTTTAAGAGGTGTTGTTAAAAATGAATCTAAGTCATCGGATCATCCAAAGGGATGCGCTGTTGACATTGGAATTATGCTTGCTCCTAAATTTGATAAAACATATGAGTATTGTGTCAAGCTAGAAAAGGTTGTTCCATATGACCAGCTTATACTTGAGTATAATCATCCGTTTGAAAACTGGATTCACTGTTCTTACAAAATGAAAGGTAGAAAAAAACAAGCGTTCACAATGGTAAATCATGATGCCCAAGCATTTAGAGGCAAAGGCTTTGTTTTATTGGCAACTTGTCCTCCACATAAGAAACCTGCATAATGTGGGTTCCAACTGAAACACTACTAGGTACTCATGCTGAACTGGCTTCCTTTAGCCATACAGTACAATATTATGTTGAGGGTGCTGCAGGAGATCCTCTTGCAATTCCACCAGTTGAGGCTGGCGCACCTACATACTATAATGTTCGTATAATTCCTCAAGAAACTAATCCAAACAGTATAACATTTGCTGCTGGAAATCCTGGAACTGTTAGTGGATATTATAAAGGTATTTTTAATGATAGTCTTACTACTAGAGCAGAGGACGGATCTTTTACTACCATAACGACTCTTGGAGAAAACGCTGGAGTATTTGACGCTGTTAGTAGATCCAATGTATATCAGGTTATTTCATTTAAAGCTGATACTACAAGAAGTCGAACATTCACTTATCTTGCAGAAGCATATGACCCTTTAGTTCCAAATACCGTAGTAGCTTCTCAAACTTATACTATACTAGCCCAAGACCTAAACTGGACTCCAGGAATGTTAAATTTAAAAGAATTGGTGTCATATGCCAGCAGTAAGTAGACTAGGTGACATGTCCACAGGGCATGGTTGTTTCGCTCCAACCAACTTAATAACTACACCTGTGGCTAAGACTTTCTTTAATGGGAAACTAGCTGCAGTAGTTGATTCTAATTGTAAATTTGCTGCGCATACTTGTGGTATAACTACACACAATTCAGATATTCGTATTCCTAGTAGTGGAGCCAGTAAAACATATATCGAAGGTAAAAAAGCAGCTAGGATCGGTGATAATATCCAGTGCGGAGATGCAATAGCTGAAGGTTCGACCAACTCATTCATAGAATAAACCTAAATAATAATATGTCAAGAAATACAAGAATCTTTTCCGATCTCGACCTTAATTTTACTGCTCACCCAGTAACTAAGGATATTTCACGCAGATACGACGACAATGCTATCAAACAGTCTATTAAAAATTTACTGTTGACCAGAAACTATGAAAGACCATTCCATAGCGAGATTGGCTCACCGATTAGAGGATTGCTCTTTGAACTTCCTGGACCAATGTTTACTATTATGTTACAGAGAGCGATTATAGATGTCATTAATAACTTTGAACCAAGAGTAGAAATAATAGATGTTAAAGTTAATGACTCTATCGATGCCAATGAGGTATATGTATCACTAGAATTTAAAATAATCAATACCGAGAGACCAATAACTCTCGATCTAGCATTAGAGAGAACCCGATAAATGGCAAACAATAAAAGAATATCAGTATCAGAGTTAGACTTTGATACTATTAAAACTAATTTAAAGAACTTTTTAAAGGGACAAACAGAATTTCAAGATTACGATTTTGAAGGATCTGGTCTTTCTGTTCTCTTAGATGTTTTAGCCTACAATACTCATTATAATGGTATCTATACTAACCTAGCTGTTAATGAAGTATTCTTAGATTCTGCCAGCAAACGAGCATCTGTAGTTTCTCTTGCTAAAATGCTTGGATATATTCCAAGATCAGCCAAGTGTTCTTCAGCAACTGTTAATGCTACTGTGGCATCTCCAACCAGCACTCCATCTACTGTTACTATTCCTAGAATGCAACAGTTCACAACTTCTATTGATAATGTAACATATATTTTCTATAACAGATCTGCTGTTACTGTTGCTCTTAATACAGCAGGTAACTATACTTTTAGTAATCTGGTTCTTACAGAAGGTACACCACTCCAATACAAATATACTGTTGCTGCTGGTGTTCGCTATATCGTTCCGAATGCCAATGCAGATTTAGATACATTAACTGTTAGCGTACAAGAGTCTGCTTCTTCAGATGTGTATCAAGTGTTTACTAGAGCAGAGGTATTAACTGAGGTTACAGAAATCACTAATTGTTATTTCCTTAAAGAAATCGATGATGGTCTTTATGAGATAACATTTGGTAATAACAATTTGGGTAAAGCATTATCTTCTGGTAATGTAGTTACTTTAGATTACATGGTCTCTAGTTTAGAAGCACCTAATACTGCTTCTTCCTTCACATATGCAGGGGCTGTTATTGCTGGAAGTAACTTATCTGTTATCCCTATAGATATTGCAAGTGGTGGAGCATCACCAGAAACTATCGATGAAATTAAATTTAATGCACCAAAATACTATGCTGCTCAAAATCGTGCAGTTACCCCAGATGATTATAAAGCTATTATTTTAAAATTGTTGCCTGAGGCACAAACTGTTTCTGTATGGGGTGGCGAGGATAATGATCCTCCAGTTTTTGGAAAAACATTTATTTGTATTAAACCAAAAGAAGCATCTAAATTAACTAACCTGCAAAAAGAATTTGTAAGAAACAATATTTTAGCTTCTAGAAATGTAGTTTCTATCACACCAGAGATTGTTGATCCAGAAGTTTTTAATATTAAAGTTACTACATTTGTTCACTACAACCCAAGAACAACTACTAAATCTGCTAAACAAATTGAAACGCTAGTAAAAGAAGCCATTATGAAATTTAATGATGATGATTTAGAAAGGTTTGATTCAGTTCTTCGTTATTCTAAATTAACTAGAATTATTGATCAGGCAGATCCAGCAATCGTTAATAATATTACTCGTATAATGATCCGTCACCCACATGATGTTGAGTACAATGTATCGGCACAATATGTTATTGATTTGATTAATCCAATTTCTCAAGATGGTGGTAAACAAGGTGAGGTGTTCGGAACAACTGGATTCTTTGTTCCAAATAGCACTCTAGTCCACTTTTTAGATGATGATGCTAAGGGTAATATTCGTTTATACTACTACAATACTAACTTTGAAAAAGTTATTGTAAACGCTACAATTGGAACTATCAATTACGATTTAGGTAGAATTGTAGTTAGAAATTTAATTATTACTGCGTTGGATGGAGCCGTGTTTGAATGGCAAGTTAAACCAGAATCATATGATGTGGTCTCTGCCCTAAATCAAATCGTACAGATTGATCCAGAATATATTACTGTTGAAGCAATTGCAGACGAAACCGCAAATGGTGACCTACAAGCAGGTTACAACTACCAGTTTAATTCTATTAGATCATAATGCATACAAATCCTGTTAGAACACCACTGTCGTCAGTAGTTAGAAGTCAACTCCCTGAATTTATCAGGGAGGACTACCCAACATTTGTAGCTTTCGTTGAAGCCTACTATGATTACTTGAAAACACAAGGTGTAGATTTAAGTAATATTAGAGATATTGATATTACCCTAGAAGATTTTATAGTACAATTTAAAAAAGAATT